GGAACCATAGGTGAGTAATCATACTCAGCTAGATGCCAATCAATGTCCAACCCGTCTAGCGAATTATCGCCATTTAGGTTTCGTTGAGTCTTATTTAAGAGTCTACTCAAACTCTGTTGCACTTTATATCAAACAATACCAGTCGATACCAAGCACCCCCATATTTTAATAATCATCATCGTTATTTAGGTAATCATCGAAATCATCATCATTACCATACGATAGTTTTTCTATCAAATCTCTTACTACATCCCAATCTTCTTTTATTATTGCTTCTCTTAGAATGTCTATAATCTCTGATACTTCCATATTTAAAACTCCCTATATATTCCATATTAAATAGGGTAAAAACAAATTATGCCATATAATTTTTCTTTATTTGTGAAAATAATCTATCCCATTCAACATCATCCGTATTATCACCTATAGTTGTATTTAGGGTTGTCATACTCTCTTTCCAATCAAACTTAGTTGACCGAAGTAGAACCATTAATGTCCACAATCCAGCTGATTGATATAATGTTATTTTGGTTAATCCAAATATAGGTGGTATCAACCAATTCCATAGTAACCACAATGGAATACTTGCCATACACACGAATATAAATATTACACCAAACACTATTCCTAATGCCAGTAAATATGTAAGAATCTTAGTTAATATGTTATCCATTTAAAACTTTTTTCTTTGGTACATCTCTGACATAACCATCATCTTCAAAATATGTTTCCAAAACTTGTAGGTTTTCCTCGGCCTCTGATAACTTTGAAGTCCACTCGTTTATCTCAATTAATATCTTTGAATGTTCTCCTATACCTACTGATTTTTGAAAATACAACTCTAATGTTGCAATGGCTTCATCTTTTTGTGCTGTCCAATGAGATACAGCTGCCTTATAAAAATGACTCATTTTTAAACTCCTTAATTTAACAAGTGTGGTCTAGCCTCTATTTGACCCGCACTTGTAACTTCTACAAACTCTACTTTACCATGAAACTCAGAAAGATTGTTAGCACCAACATAACTGAAGCCACTACGAATTCCATCTTTAATATCTGAAAGTAACCTATAGACTTTCCCTTTATACGGTATAACTTTATGATTCCCCTCAACATTCTTGTCGTTTCCTTTTGAGTCCCTTGAAGCGGAACCCCTATATTTTTTAAATAATTTTTCGTTTGGCCATTCACCTATTTTTTCTATTTGACCTGGACTTTCTTTGGTGCCCGAAAGTAATGAACCAACCATGATGGAGTCAGCCCCGCAACCAAGTCCTTTAACCACATCACCCACATTCCGAATACCACCATCAGCAATGACAGGAATATCCCAATCGTCAGCAACGGAACACACATCAATAAGAGCAGTAACCTGAGGTAATCCAACACCAGTTCTGATTCTTGTTTCACATAGTGAGCCGTTACCGATTCCCACTCTGACGGCATCTGCACCTGCCTCAACGATAAACCTGACACCATCTCCTGTCGCGACATTTCCCGCGATGACTTCCACATTTGATATTTCTGATTTGATTTTTTCAATGGCTTCTCCTACATTCTTATGATGGCCGTGTGCTACATCAATAAGTAGTACATTACATCCATTTAAAACTAATTCTTTCGCCCTTTCTAAATAATCTCCCGTAGCTCCAACTGCTGCACATAAAGGTCTTTTACTCCAATAGTCCTCATCTTTTTTAGCTTCATCAGCAAACCAAAGTAATTCATGTAGGTCTTCATAATCAGATTTGGTTGGTGGTGAGTTCCAATGAAATATACCTTTCCACCAATCTTCAAATACTTGTGTATGGTCTGTTCTATCTTTATCTCCACCTATGTTATACCAACTATCCCATTCATACCAAACTCTTTTCATTTGTTTGGCTTGATTTTCAATACTTTGAAATCTATGTATGACACCAACACCACCCATATCTAACATCTCTTTAGCCATCTTGTATTCAGTAACCGTATCCATTGGTGAAGATACTACTGGTATACTCAATGTGGTGTTCTTGGTAAACCTTGTAGAGAGGTCTACATCATCACGAGACTTTATCTCTGAATATTTTGGTACGATGTTTACATCATCGTATGTTAAATATTTTTTCATTCTTCCTCGAATAACTCCATTTGTTTAGGGTTTGGTTTGTTCCAATACTTGAACCACTTACCATCTTCATCAATCCAATCATCCCAACTATATGCCTCCATTTGTATCTGAATGGCCTGTAACATATGCTGAGTCAAGTGGTCTTCCGAATATAATGTAATCGGTAACTTACTATGTCTTATCTTTTTCATGTTCTTCCTGTTTACAAGTATTACCTTCACAACACTCATCATTTTGAAATTGAAATTGTCCCCAAGCCGTCCATACGACAAATAATAATGTTCCAATCATTATCGATTCGATTAAAGTTGGTTTGTAAATTTTCATATCGTCCATCCCATTATTATAAAATAAAAATATGCTATGGAAACCAATACGAATAAACCTGTCTTGATGTATAACATATTTATATCTTGTTGAGTTGTTATTTTTTTACTCTTTTCTACTTTGTCCCAATTATTCATGCCACTCCTATTGTTGAATCTGTAATAGACCTTTGATAATATTGTTCTTCTGCCATATCAACGATATCCATAAACTCATCTGCAGTTAATGTTTCTCGTACACCACTTAATGTTTTAATATTATAATGTTCTAATATCAAATCAATTATTATGCTGTCTATTGGTGATTTTAGTTTTTTTCCCCTTTTTTTCATTTTTGTTTCTCCCAAATATTTTTTCCCAATTATCATCAAACTTTTTTTTATCTGATACTCTACTCTTATCACCTTTTCCAGCATCAGAATATTTTGCTGTTTCTTTTTTACTCATTTTATTTACCTATACAACACTTCTTATATTTTTTACCACTACCACAAGGACAAGGTTCATTACGACCTACTGATTTTATTTTTACAATAGGTTTGGGTTTGTTTTCTCTATCGTGGATTGTTATTCCGTTTAAATGGTCTATCTCGTGTTGAACACATATGGCCTCTAACAATCTTTGCTCTTGGTCTTGTTTATCAGATTGTTCCTTTTCCCAACTACCCTTACCTTCTTTACCAGTTTCTACTCCACTAAAGTACCATTCACTTTCTTCTTGTTCTGTTTTAATAATTATGTTCTTGTACCTTTTTGTGTGTAAACCTCTCTTTGGATAACTTAGACATCCTTCGTAGTAATCTATTTCGTCCCATTGTTCCTTGATTTTTGGATTAATGAGAACCAAAGGTTCACGAACATTGACAACGGCCACTTGTGCATCAATTCCCACTTGATTAGCTGCCAACCCAATGCCGTC